ATATATATCTAGCCGCACGCCCTCATCGCTGGCTATTTCTTCCCGTAATTGATCCATATTCATCGTCTCATCTCCAAAACGTAATCAACCGCTTTATCCCAGCTTTCACGTTCCGCAGCCTCAGTAAAGCGTGTCGGCGAAAGTCGCATACTGAATTGCTGAACCGCGCCAACCTCGATGAAGATGCAGCGTCTGGAATTGGGGGAAACAAGGCACAAAACATCGTAATCTTCCCTAGTTGGCAAATGCTTTGCTTTGCAGCCGTGACCCATTTGAAAGTGGTGACGCGGAGATCGACCATCTTTATTACCCAAAAGACTAGCAGTCTTAACTTGTATGCGTAAAAAAGTCTGGTCAAGGAACGCCAGCACATCAATCCGATCCATCGGGCAATGCGTTGCCTTCCATCCCATAGCCGTAATTGCAGCCAAAGCAATATATTCACCTTCTAAGCCCTTTAGCGTCTCAGACATATACTGGACTAGCCGTTGCTGTTAATACGCCGATAAACAGCCCAATGATAACCACAACCAACCCGACAGCAATAGCCCCTATTTTGAAATTTTCAAACATCTCTTGCTGCCGCAGCAATTCCGCTTTTCTAGCTCTAGCACGCGCCTCTTTCGCCTCTTGGATGCGTTTGGCACGTTCTGCTAGTATCGCCGCCCAAGTGCCGTGACCGAACCGGAAATCGACCATCCGCGCAACCTCTGCGATTTGCTCCGCAGCCAGCTTTGCGTCAATCATTTCTTTGGCAACAGACTGCACGCCGAATTGGTCAGCTATGCCCAAGCCCGTCTTTTTGTTGCTGGCCTCTTGCACTTGCTTTTGGCCGGTAAACAGCGCATCAATCTGACCGGCGATCTCGCCAATATCCTTGGCGGTGGAAATGTTGCTTTTTATGAAATCTACGCTACTTTTGACAAGTGCGATCCCAGCAAGGGCGGTGCTGATTGGTTCCATTGTGACAGCATACCTTCTGCAAGTTGCTGACACCGCCACTTCATCGGCATCAAATTAACAAGCTCCCCAATATGGTGTGCCATCTCAAAGGCTCTGGCGCGGCAATCTTCCCGCGTTGCGCTATAAATTATTGAATGGTATTCCACGCAATTAGTTGGTGCGCCGATAACGCAAGCTAACACAATCGCCTTAAACACGACCAGTTAAGCGTTTAATGGTGTCTGTTTCCCATATACGGATCAGAACCCAAATGCCCGTAAACAAGGCAACAATGTCCGGCATCATCCCAACCCAAGCAGCAAATGTGCCTGTGCCAGCCACAACGTCCACGATAACCTTGTTTTCTTCGCTCATAAGTCACCTATGCGTAAGGGCTATCACCACAGCAAGAAGGCCAAGCTGCCTTTAGTTCCGCAATGCTAGTTGCGCTGTCACCGGCTGTCGGTGCGTCGCGCAGTGCTTGCTTAGATGCCACGATTGCTGTGGTATCCGCGCCGGTTTCTTGTGCCTTCATAAAGTCGGTATCAAGCGCGGTCAATAACGGCTTGCGTGCTTCCCGAACCTTATCAGCAAAGATCGCTTTTGCAGCGTCTAAATCTTCGGTGATCACAGAACCATTTAACACCCAAGCTCCACGAAAATCGCGGTTTGCCGGTACTGTGGCAGTGCTTGCGTCTATCTGGTTGCCATCGCGGTCAACGATATAAGTTGCAACAGTCATAATTATCCCCTATGCGGCTATTTTCTCAGTGGTTAAATCGTCTTTAATTTTCCAAGCATTGCGCCATTCGCGTGTGCTAGGCAATTGATCCTTGTGGCATATTACCATCTTTGGTTTATTGCCGCTATCCCAAGTCTGCCAAACGTGCCGTGGCAAGTCTTTCATTATCAGATATTCTATGCACTGTTCCATTGTGCCAGCTTCGATTGGCTGCGTTTCGTGCAGCAAATAACCGCGTGTGTGCCGTTTAAAGTCTGGCTTGGCCTCATCATCTGCTAATTCCCAATAAACCCAGACCGGCGGCAAAATCCCGCCTTGCAAAAAAGCAGCGCAAAAGTTGGGATCGGGAACCAGCACCTTGGCGCACTCATCAACGCTGTCCTCATAGACCACCCGATAGTCTGACTGCACACCCTCTAGGTTTTCCTTTGCCCAGCACAGACGGTCAAACAGGTGAGTGCCTTTGAACTCTGGTGTCTGCATTATTAAATATCTCCGTGAACCACAATGTTTACCTCGCCGCTGTCTACTGAGTTGCCACCCTCATCAAAAGTTGCAACTCTAGCGGCAGAAGAAGTGCCGTAAGCATTTAGTGACGGATACAGCCTATCCCCACTTCCCATATTTATAGCAAGGGCAGTGGTACAAATTTCATTGTTGGCAAAGCTGGTCAAAAAATTAATACTATAATCTGCCGTACCGTGGTCCGTAAGACTGGCGACATTCAGGCTGTTATCTAGTGTTGCAGTTCCACTGCCTGATATATTTCCCCACGCCTTCGCACTACCATTCACAACATAGTTCGTGGCGATTGACCCTGCGGTGCTGTGTTCCAGCGTATCTGCTATAATTTTTCCAGCCATTATGCGAGGTCTCCTAGTGCTGTCATATTGCCATCGTCAATATCAAGCCCTGTTCCATCGTGATGTGAAGCATACGCCCTCACCAAAGAAGTTGTTTTAGTGCTAGCACCAACAGTATCTAAAATTATTCTATAAGTATCTGTTCCACCAGATGTTACGGATGACCAATTAGCACTACTCATTACTGAGATTAGATTTATGCCTGTATACGCCGTTTCGTAGTCAACCAAACTAGCACAATTAAAACTGTCATAAAATGATGTGCTTGTTACAGAATTATATCTACACCAAGCCTTCGCCAGACCCTGCTGCAAACTTTGCGTTGCCGCACCGCCCTCAGAGGTCACTGTGATGTCACCAGCGGAAGTCTTGCCGGTGAGCGTGTCTACTTTTATCTCACTCATTATGCTAGGTCTCCCATCCAAATACTTTCTACAACAAACGCATCATATAGTGTGTCTGAACTACTGCGATTTACTTCTGTTCTGACAGTAGATGTTGTCCTTGCATACGAATCTTCATTGTTGCTTGCATTTAACAAGTCGCCAGCATTTCTGCCAGCGTTTGCGCAACAAACAAAGTTAGCGTCACTCATAGATGAGACGCTTGTTACCGTGTAGTTGCCGGTAGAATTGTCTAAAATTGAAGTGACGTTGAAACTGTCACGCAAAGCGATAGTGCCTGTTCCATTTAAGTTTGCCCATAATTTTGCCGCACTTTGCTTTGTCAGCGTGACAGGACTTGTGCCATCTGATCCAACGACTGTATCAACTTTTAAAGTTCCCATTATGCTATCACCAAATTGCCGTTGACTGTCAGCGTTACGCCGGTCGCCACTGTTAAACTAAAGAACGCGCCAGCATTATCGCCAGCCGCAATCGTCACATCTGTATCTAATTGCTGTTCGTGTACGCGGAAAATATCGCCCTTGCCGTTTGTCGTGTCGCCAGATGCGCCATTTTCGCCTTGGAAATAGCCAGCACCGCCGCCAGCCGCAGTTTCAGCGGTATCAGCAACTTGATCAAATAAAAATAGAGTAATCCACGCATCATCATTTGCGTTTCTCATCTTTAATTCATCGTTGCCGGTATCATACCAAAGCTGATAGGCGTAGGTCGATGTCGGTGCAGTTGCGCCAGAATTTGTGCTGACGATTGCCGAAAGCGCGTTGTTTAGGTCTGTGCGCGTTGCCGGAAACGTCTGATTTGCAATTGTGTAATCGTGCTGTGCCATTTAAAACCCCGTTGCAACGTAATCAAACAACCGATCCACTGGCGTGCCGCCACTGTTATAAAATGTGATCGTAAAGCCGGTTGCCGACTTGCTAGTTATACCATAATAATCGCCCGACTGCATATCCCCAACCGAAATTGACACCGCCAGCAATGTTTTAAAAGGCGTTGTGAACGTGATTGCTTTCGCGCCAGCACCGCTTTGAATATCGCTATCGCTTTCGCTGCGGGTTGGCAAATTGATTTCCGCAACCAATTCTTCAATAGCTGGCGTTTCTTGATTGTCAGTTGATGTTAATTCTGCGCGGAAACGAAAAGCGCGTGCAGTGTATGAACCAACCACAAATGGCCGGTAAGATGTCCAAGTTGGCGTTCCAGCGGGATCATCTTGCGTGCTGCTAACATACAAATCAACGTCAGTGGTCGCAGATGCCGGTGTGCCGGTATGATGAGAAATTTGCGACACTTTTATGGTTGACCCAGCTTGCCCCGTATAAACTGCGCCAAGGTCAATGATGTTAGCAAAATCATATGTGCCAACCGCTGCAATGTTGCCAAGCCCGCCATCAAATAATCCAGTTGCATCATCAAAATTGCCAGAAACGCTGTCGAATAGGTTTGTGGTATCTAGTTGCAGCTTGCTATCAACAACAATCACATTTGTTTTTGATCCGGCAAAAGTTGGATGTTCTGTCGCACTATCGGCAAAGTTAAAGCCTTGAATGCTATCAACTAGCGCAATGCTGCTATTTTCGTTCTGCGATACCTTGCCAAACTTATCGACCGCCTTGATCGAATATGTGCCGGTAAGGGCTGGCACTGTGATTGTATTCGCTGGTCGTGCAATCTTTTTGACCAGCGTGCGGCTGTTGTTGAACGTCGCGCCAGTGGTCAGCGGTGAATGGCGCACGATATAATGCGACAAATCACCATCTGGGATAGCTGTCCATTTCAGATCGGCTTGCTGTCCGACGATATTGACACTGAAATTTGTCACATCTGACGGATCAACCGCAGTGCCTTGCACTGTGTACGTTTCATCTGTCCACGCAGATTTGATGCCAAGTGCGTTAATAGCCCTTGCGCGAATATCATAAGTGCTGTTTGGCTGCACATTGACCATTGTGTATTTGTTGCCGCTGCCGATACCCAGTGACGTGTAATCGGTATCAGTTGTTAGCTTTGCCTCAACCTCAAACTGCCGCGCATATATTGATGTCGATGACACAGTGCCGATCAGCACGTTGACTGATTGCTGGTTGTATGTCTGCAAATCTTCAGACGGGACAAGCGTCGGGGCTGGCACGTTGAACGGGTTTGGCAAGGTGGTATTGTCTTGCTGGAAATCGCTTTCTTCAGCCGACCAGCTATAAACCGCGCTGTTTGTCTCGACCATTTCGCAGTCGACAGTGACCTCAGTTGTGCCAAAGTTCAGTTTCCAGCTAACAATTTCAAAGACCTTGTTAGTAAAACCCAGCCGCGTGTTTGTAATCATTACAGTGTCGCCGACTTGAAACTGAAACGCACTCATCTTGAATTTTGCACGCAAGGCAATCTCTTGCCGGTTTTTATACAGGATTTGCTTTGCAATACGCTGTGCGCGTGCCGCGTTGTCAGTAAACGGCAGATCAAGGTTTAGATACCGACGTTCGCCGCCATCTTCGGTTTCAAACGTGCTGCTAGTGATAGCAGGATAATCTGTGGCTTGATAGTCACTGGCTGGGCTAATAAACTGCCCCTTGATAGCATTGAAGCTGTCACGCGCCGAAATAGCGGTTGTAACAGTCAAGCCAGACGCAAGATCACTTTCATCAAGCGTGACTGTCGGCGTTACATATGCGCCAGCACGCAGCGACCATTTGCCGTTGCTATAATAAAGCGAACCATTCAAAGCGGTCAGCATTTGCTCAATATTGCCGCGTGGCGTGTTTTGCGTATCAACAACGCCGTTGAACGTGTAACGATCTTGTGTACCGCCGCCAGATAAAGCCACGCTTTCTTCGCAGATGTTTGCCGCTGCAATAAAGCTAGCATCATCTATTTCCGCTGCCGTTGCACCAAGCCCGTAAACTGTATCTGTCAAATAGTCGCGGATGACCAAAGCTGGGTTTTCGCTCCAAACAGTTGTCGTTGTGCGCGGGTCGTAAATCTTGCGACCTTTGACCTTTGTGCTAATGTTCGGCAAGCCA